CATTGGTCGCTTCGTCGGCATAGGCCCGCACGGCGCGGATGGCGCCGTCCTGCCATTCCCGGCTGGCGGCCAGCTTGTCCTGCTCCAGTTCCTGGTAGCGGCGAGCGTAGGCTTCCTCGGACAAGGCGCCACTGGCCCGCTGCTCGTTCAGCTTGGCCAGTTCGTCCTTGAACCGCAGGGTGGCGTCGTAGGCCAGATTGGTCTGCTGGGCCTCGTCCTTGACGGCTTCGGCATATTGGCGCGACCGGGCCGCCCGGTATTCGTCCACCTTGGGATCGTCTTCGGTCAGCTTGCGGCTGCGGGCGAACTTGACCGCGTCATTGTCGATGGTGACGTCGCGGACTTTACTGCGGTCCCCGCTGCGCAAAGCCTCGGCCAGCCGCATTTGTGCGTCGATCTCGCGCTCCAAATCGGCGATGGCGCGAGCCGCCTCGCTGTCGGCGCGGGATCTCTGCACCTGGGCATAGGTGGCCGCCAGTTCGCCATTGGCATCGGTCAGCCCCTTGGTCGCCTGTTCGGCCAGCCAGTTGGTGCGTTCGGCCAGGATGGTGTCGGCTACCGAACCACGGGCAGCATCCGCCAGCCGGTCATTGGCGGCGGATTCCTGTTCCAGCGACCGGATCAGGCCGTTCTTCTGCTCCAGCAGCTTGGCATCGTCGATGCGGCGCAGGGCCTGATCATACGCGGCGACGGCGACACCGCCGTTCTTGAAGGCGAATTCCAGCACCTTGACGGCGCGGGCGGCGTCGATCTGGGCGCGGCCACCTTCGCGGGCGGCAATAGCGAGCCGTTCCTGGCCCCGCGCCTGAATGTCGAGGCCCAAAGCCTCGGCCTGGGCCTGGGCGGACATTTCACCAGATCCCGTGGCCTCGGCCTCGCGGTCCAGCAGCCCCTTGATTTCCTGCTCCTTGGCCGGGGTGCGATAGACGCCACCCTGCTGAAACAGTTCCTTTTCAAGCTGCTTGAAGCCTTTGGCCGCGTCGTACTGGGCCTTGGTGCGGTTGAATTCGGCGTTGCCGGCGGCGCGAGCCGCGTTGAGCTTCTCCTGCCATTCCACCTCGAACTTCAGGTCGGCCAGCTTCTCCACATAGGTGGGTTCGCGCTGTTCGGCGCGAATCTGGTCGCGCTGCATCTTGGCCTGGGCTTCCATGCCCGCCCGCTTGCGGGTGATCTCATCGAGATCGTCGGAAATCACTTGGCGCTCGGCCAGCAGGCGGCGCAGTTCCTCGTTCTCTTCCCTGACCGCCATCACCACTACGGAATGGGTGCCGGCGGGCAAAGGCTTGTCCAGCGCCTGCGCACCGCCCAGTTCGGCGATGCGCTTGTCCAGGGTGGCAAGCCGGGACTGGAGCGACGACGGGCCGGGCGTCAGGCTTTCCAGCGCCGCCGCACCAGCATTGGCGCCACCCGACAGGATGCCGCGCAGCCACGGCGCGTTGGTAAATCCCTGCCAGGCATTGGCCATGCGGGTGAACGAGCGTTCGGCGGTGTCGGCGCTTTCCTGCGCGGCCGCGTCAAAGCCCTTCAGCGCCGTGATCAGGGTGTCGCGGAAGAAATCCGCCGTCACCTTGCCCTGGGTCACCATCTGCCGGAACCCGCCCGAGGGCAGTCCGGCGGCCCGGTCCAGGGCCTGGAGCAGCCCCGGCATGGGCTCGACGACCTGGTTCAACTCCTCGGCGCGCAGGGTGCCAGACGACAGCCCCTGGGCCAGACCGAACAGCGATTGCTCCAACTGCTCCGAAGACGCCCCCAGGGCGATGGCGGTGGACTGAAAGCCCTCCTGCAGCGCCCGGCTTTCCCCGGTGGTGAGGACGCCGGCCTTCTGCAACGCCGCCAGCCGGGAATAGGCGCCGATCACCGTTTCCAGGGCGGTGCCGGTCTTCTGCGCCTGGGCATAGAGATACGAGGTGGTTTCGGTCAGGGCCGCAGCGCCCACCAGCCCCTTCAACCGGGCTTCCAGGCTTTCCACCTTGATGGTGGAGTCCACCATGGCCTTGCCGAACAGGCCGATGGCGGCACCCGCCGCCAGCCCCGCCGGTCCCAGCGCCATCATCACCGAGCCGATGGGACCGAGGCGGGAAGCAAAGGCCGCCATGCCGCCCTGGATGTCCTGGCTGGCGGCGTTCATGGCCAGTAGCGACTTGGAGGCAGGCTGGGCCGCCCCCTCGATCCGGGCCAGGGCCTTCTGACCATCTTCGCCCAGTTGCAACAGGGCACGGCGGACGGTTTCGCCATCCTGCAAGGACAGGCGAATGGAGACGGATTTGGTGGCCATGGATCAGGTCTCTGTTTGAGCCTTGGCGGCCCCTGCCACCATGCCGCGCTCGGCGAAGGGCAGCAGCCGGGCCAGCAGAGGCTGGTCGTAACCCAGCGCCTCGGCCTGGATCAGCAGGGCCGGAAGGTCGAGACCGGTAATGCCGCCACGCGGGCCGAGACGGATGGCGCCGATGGCCCCGGTCAGCAATTCCCAGGCTTGCCAGCCCGGTTCGGTCAGGGGGGCGTTGCGGTCATAGGGGCAGTCGCAGTTTCCGCTGCAGCCTCGGCAGTATTCCGGCCCGCCGCCGAAGTGCCATTCGGCGCGGGCCTGGAGACGTTTCCCTCGGTGATGACCGCTTCGTGGGTTTCGGTGTATTGGACGACGAAGGACTCGGCCATGCGGGGAAGCTGCANCAGCTCGGCGATGNNNGNNTCGGTGANNTCNGCNGGNTNNTCGGNCTCNTCCAGCACGCCCTCCCANTTGGTGATGGCGGAACGGGCCAGACCTTGGGCGAACAGCATCTGCGACAGNCCGGCCAGGGCNTCCTCGTCGGACANATCNGGCAGGCCGGTGATGTCGGCNCCGGCGGCNTTNAGATCNGCATGCTCGGCGGCGATGGCACGCGCCATACGCCAGCCACGCGACCGGGCAGCTTCGTACACCGCTGTGGTCAGCGGGCGGACGAACACCTTCACCCCATGGGGCAGATCGATCCAGTAGGGTTTCTTGGGGATGGTCAGGCGGATCATGATCAATACCCCGCCACGTCGTTGACCAGGGTGACCCGGAGCAGATACCCGGCAGAAGGATCGCGGGCGGCCCGCCAGTCGTAGCTGGCCTGGATGCCNCCGGGGCCTTTGATCTCCTGCTTNTTCTTGGGCAGNAANACGCGGGGCANATGGAAGGTCAGGGCAAAGNCCGAACCNGGGATGGTGAAGCCGTATTCCATCTCCACCGGGCTTTCGGCGGCGATGGCGGCGGTCAGCGTGGTGTCGGTGCCAAAGCGGATGTCNANCGAGCCTTCGGCGGTGGCCTCGGTCTCGTCCACGCCGTCGATCAGGCCGTCGGCGCGGATGGTTTCGACCCGCTCCAGGTTGTTGGAGAAGGACAACTTGCCGCCGACCACGTTGGCGAGCTGACCACCGCCGACCCGGATGGTGCCGCTGCCCTGGCTGAACCGCTTCAGGGCGAAGGTTGCCGGGGTGGCATCGATAGTGGCGGCGGCTTCGGTCTCGCCCTGTGCGATCACCCCGATGCTGGCATTGGCAGCGCCGGAGCGGGCCATGTCGAAGGCCAGCTTGTCGAGCTTGGCCCCGCCGTGGCGGAAGAACTTCGGTGTCGCCAGCTTGGCGTGGCCGATCTCCAGCGCCAAGCTGGGCAGGTCGAGGCCCGAGGTGAACACATGGGTGAAGCCGGTGTCGGCATCACCCGTGGTGACGGGTGCGCCGAACAGCCCCTTCAGCCAGAACCCCAGCGCCCGCACATCGAGCGGCACGCCGACATCGCCCTCGTCCTTGACCGCTTCGTAATAGGGATCCTGGGCATCGCGGCCCTGGCCCAGCAGCGGGTCATAACCCAGCGGACGCTCGGCCCCCAGGCTGCATTCCTTGAACGACAGCCGGGTGTAGCCGTCAGCCGGAAGCGTGCCGTAGTTCGCCTCGAAGGCAGCCAGCAGCACGCAATCGGCGCCGTAGGCCCGAGTTTTCGCCATGGGGAACTCCCGTATATTTAAGGTGTGGATCAGCCCAACGGATCGGGGCTGCTGTAATGGATGGTGACCGGCACCGTGGCGCCGCACAGGGACGCGGCACCGTCGATGGCGAGGCCGGAAGTCTTGGGGGCGCCCCAGTCCAGCCACTCGGCCAGATCGCCGAGGGAGCGGTCGGTGGACAAGGCCGCGCCCACCGCCATCAGCAGGGTGTCCAGTGCGGTGCTGTCGTCGTCCTGGCCACGTTGAAGGATGACTTCAATCTCGGTCTGGTGTTCCCATAGGTAAGTCACCGGCGAAAGCACCACCTCCGGGTCGCCGGGATCGCCATCGCGCAGGATGATCAGGCCACCGGCGGGGACCGTCTCGGGCAGCGGTGCTTCCCGCTTGGCCGTGGCCCCGGGCACCGTTTCCAGCCGCGCCAACAGGGCGGCAAGAATCTGCTCGCGGACAGACAGCATCAGGGTCTCCAATTTCCGACGATCAGCCCCGGCAGGGCATCGGCCCATCGCTCGGCGGCAGCATCCACATCCAAGCGCTTCTTCAAACTCACCTGCGGCACCAAGATGAACATCACCACACTGGCCAGCCCGCGCCCGGTACGGAGCGCCGAGGCACTGCCATGAGCGAAACCGCCCCGCTTGCCGGTGCGCGCCCGCATGTTCTCGGCCACCAGCAGCGACGGGGCGCTGCGGCGATAAATGAAGCGCAGCCGGGCACCATGCATTTGCTCCCACAGGCCGGGCGTCATGCGCTTGCCCCGTGCCCCTTTCCCTGCCGCATCGGTGGGGATGGCCAGCCAGAAGCCATGTTTCGACTTGATCACCGCCCCCTGGTCGAAGGCGCGGATGATGGTGGGGGCCTTGGTGAAGACGAAGCCCGCCGCCTTGATGCTTTTGCGGCCCTTGGGATACAGCTCGGCCCGCCAGGTGTTGGCCAGGCGCTGGCCCATCCCCGCCTCGGTAACCTGGCGGCGGAGATCGGCCTTCAGACCGTCGGCGGCCTGACGCATGGCGGCGGTGACGGCATCCTCGGCGTCCTTGACCTCCTCGGCCATGATTTTGCGCAAATCTCCGGAAAGGGCCGCCGCCAGTTTCATGTCGGCCTCGTGTCCAGGGTCCAGACCAGCCGTTCAGCATCCAGGCGGGGTTCGCCCTGAACGACGAAGCTGTCGCCATCATGGACGATGATGTTCCCGACCTCGGGTTGTGGAACATCCCGCCGCCGGACCTCGAAAACCGCCGTCGCCGTGTGAATGGCGATGTCGGAGAATTCGAGGTCGCGGTCGGGCCGCCGCACCAGGGCGCGAATGGACCGGCCCTGGTAGCTAACAGTAACGGCCATGTTCGGATCGACGAACAGGTCGTCGAAGGCATCGGCGAAGGCCGACATGGTCAGTTACCCGAGAACAACCGTACCGCCAGACGCGGGCGCTTGTTGACCGGCAGGACGGAGGCCTCGGTCTTGACGTCGATGGCGCTGCCGTCCTGACGCGCCAACTGCCGGGCATACATGGGCACGCCCAGGGTGTTGACCGTCTCGATCAGGTTGGCCGGGGCGCCATAGGTGACGAAGGTGTCCATGGTGCCCAGCGGGAAGGCGATGCCTTCGCCCGCCGGGATCAGGGTTTCCGTCTGGCCGGTGGAGAGGGTGACGGTGGCGTTGTATTCCTCGAACACGATACCGGCGAAGGGGAAGCGGCGGCGCACGTCTTCCCGGAGCGGCTGGGCACCGGTAGAGGAATAGTACTGGTAGGCTGCCTCGACCTTGGCGTGACCGATCAGCTTGTCGAAGAATTCCGAGGACACCAGGGCCAGGACACTGGTCATGGTCTCGCCCTTCAACTCGGTTTCCACCTTGCGCAACACGTCGCGGATCTTGCCCTGGACGTTGGTGGTGGCGCTACCGAGGGCGAAATCCACCTGCTGGCGGGCGAGGCCGAATTCGGCGAAGTAGTCGTACAAAGTCGATCCCGCGCCGTCGCGGACGATGCCCTTCAGCGCGTTGACCTCCATGAACTCACGGGTCTGGGCGTGCTTGCTCCGCATGCGGGTCAGCTTGCGCTCCATGACGGTGGCCAGCGGATCGGCGGCATCGGCGACACCGAAACCGCGCACGCCCTGGACGTCCTGCGGCGTGATGGAATCGTCATGGGGAATCCACGGCACGGTGAACGAGCGCATCGACCGGGCATCGCGGTTGGCGACGGTGGCCGGGCCACCCAGCGGCACGGTGGGCAGCAGGTTGAGGACGCCCTCGGCCTGCTCGATGATGACGCTGCGCTGGGTGACGCCCTCGAAGCGGAACAGCCCAATCTGGCCCAGCCGGGTGTAGATGTTGGGCAGAATGTTGATGGCTTGGGTCATTTCGGCAAGCGAATAGCCGCCCGCGTCGAACGGGTTGATGATGGCGTTCATGGAGAACCTCAGACAGTGGTGCGGGCGACGAGGCCCAGTACGGCGAGTTGGGTCAGCTTGGCGGCGCGTTCGGTGGGCTGATCGACCGAGGCGTCGAATACCAGGGCACCTTCGGCCAGGATGACCGGGCCACGGGCGGCGATCAGGCCGGTGATGGCCCCATCGGTGGCATCCACCGCGTCCAGCAGCACGGCGATGGCGGTTTCCGCACCTTCGTCCCCGACCACCTCGGCGGCGGGCGACAGGCGGTATTCACCGCTGGCGGTGATGCGGCCCAGCACCGAACCCAGGGGATAGGACGTGCCCGCCTTCAAGGTGACGGTCTCGCGGGTGTAACTGGCGTTCAGTTCAAACTTCAGCAGATCGCCCAAGGTGGGCGGAGCGGTCAGCACAGGCATGGGGGCGCATCCTTATTTCCGGGCGGCGGCTTCGCGGGCACGCCGGACGATGGGGCTTTCGGTTTCGGCCTTGGGGGTGGCAGCCGCCGGTGCGGCGGCGACCACATCGGTGGCGTCTGAACGTTCGGCCAGTTGCTCCAGCACCGTGCGGCGCAGGGCTTCGGGACGGATGCCTTTGGCCATGGCCTCGGCGGGATCGATGGTCACGCCGAGGCGGGCAGCCTGGGCGGAGATGGCGCTGATCTCGGAATATTCGGCGCGCAGGCGCTGCTCCAGATCGGCATCGGCCTGGACAGGCTGCTGCGGCACAGCCGCCATGATGGGGACTTCCCCCTGAGATTCGGACATCGGGACTTCCTTTCGGGCGGTGATGGGACGGGAAATTGTGGGGCGGGCCAGCACGGCACCGAAATCGGCCAAGGCGACACGCAAGGTGCCGACCTTGTCGGCCAGCCCGGCGGCCACCGCCTGGTCGCCGCGATACACGGCGGCTTCGGTGGCGCGGATCGCTTCTGGCGGTTTCTTGCGGCACTGGGCCACCAGATCGACGAAGCGGCCATAAAGGCCATCCACATCGGCCTGGAGAGCGACGCGGGCGCTGTCGGACAGTGGCTGATGGGGATTGCCGTCCACCTTCGCTGCCCCGGCATGGACGAAGGTCCAGGCCAGCCCAGCCTGGGCATCGGCCCCGGATTCGTCGCGGTGGACCGCCACCACGCCGATGGAACCGATCTCGCCGGTCTGGGTGACGTAGAGGCGGTCGGCGGTGCAGGCGATGGCATAGGCCGCCGACAGGGCCGCTTCATCGGCCACTGCCCAGATCGGCTTGCCGCACTGGGCGCGGATGGCCTGGATGTGGTCGACCAGATCGAACAGGCCGCCCACCTCGCCGCCGGAGGAATCCACGTCCAGCAGGATGGCGTGGATGCTGGGATCGGTGGCCGCCGCCTCAATGGCATCGGCGATGTCGGAATAGGCGGTCAGGCCGCTGGTAGCGCCCAGATATCCCGAGCGCGACACCAGGGTGCCGACCACCGGGACGATGGCGATGCCGTCGGGTGTCACCACCGTTTCGGCGGAGGGGACGGCATCCGCGTCGAGGAAGGTGCCCTGTCCGGCCAGCCGCGGAGCCAGGGCGCCCAGGATCACGTCCAGTTTGCTGCGAGCGAGCAGCAGCGGCGTCCCGTACAGACGGGCCGCGAGATGGGGCAGATCGTGCATGTCGGTCCTTACTGTGTCGGTGCGGCAGGCA